GTGTAGGTGCTTATACCCACTTCATTATCATCAAATGTAAATGTATTCAATCCTGAACCTTGACCATTAGATGTTCCATAATCCAATTTACCAAAAGTCACCTTATGCCAAAGGTTCCAACCATTCGCATTGGATACTGCTTCGATTCCCCCGACAGTGTTTATCTTGAGTCTCTGAGAACCATTTGTAGCAAAGGCTAGAGTATGATTACTTGAGGTTCCTACTATTCCTGTTGCGGATTGTGCTTGTAGGAAGACAGTTGCACCACTTGTCCTACTGATGTTTACCTGTCCATTTCCACCACTACCTCCTAGAATGTCTATATTATTGTCCTCGTCTGCAATGAGAGCAGGTTCCTCATGGTTTGAATCTGCACCCCAAATTGCGTTCACATTGTTAGAACCCATGATAGAAGCATGAGTTCCATCCGAGACTAGAACAGCAGATATCGAAGCCATAGGAGCATCAGCATCAGCATCGGACATTCTCTCAATTACGAATTTGTTAGCGGCATTTGCATCATCTCCCGAACCCATAAAGATAGCCGCGTAGGGTCTTCTATTGCTTGAGTTTCCATCTCCTATGTTACCTAGTTTTGTAAGCCCAACCAGTTTAGCCGCCGCCACTAGATTAGCAGAATTAGTAGTATTGCTAGTTTCCCAAGCATCCTCTGAGACTAGAATTCCTATCTGTTGGTCTGTCATGTTTCCTATGGCAGTTGCTAGATTGTCGTTGTTGGTTTGGTTAGCATATGTATCGTAGTTAGTAGAAGATATGACATTTAGATTAACTTGATTGATTATTGTTAGATTCAAGCCTCTAGTAGCACTATCTACTACCTTATTGCCATTAAGATAAACTAGGGAATTTGCCGCATTGTTATTTCCCGTTCCTCTAGCGTATACGAAGCAATGTCTCAAATCTCCCAGAAACAAATTGCTAGATGGTTTTACTCCGGTTGGAATAATCTTAACTATACCTTCAGCAGTCACGACCATATTCTGCACACCAGAAATATCGCTAACGCTGAATATATCCCCGGTTGACATTGTAGGCCCGATTGAGAAGACCTGCCCCTCAGTTCCTTCAAAGGATAGGGTATTATCATCCAACACCTTGAGGTACATCGGAGAGTTATCCTTACCTACCAGTTTGATTTCTGGTTGGGAAGTCTGACTCACATTCGGAGTAATTAGAATGTCCTTATCGCTATCTGCCATCTAAGCACCATCCCTTCCACGCAATGCGGCAGTTATTTGCTTTACCTCATTTGCACTAAGTTCCCTGTTGTAGCATAGGAAAGCACCCATCTTGGCATCCCAACCACTTGTGTATTCGTCAGTACCACCTATAGTAAATGCGTCTGAATTCAATGTTGGACAAGCACCTGCATTTGTCCTAGATGCTACTTCCTCACCATCTCTGTATATTTTCATAGTAGCACCATCGGCTGATTTGGTAAAAGCATGAACCCAAAAGAAATTGATATGACTACCTATATTGCTACTGGTGTTCAATCTACCTCCCCCGCTACTAGTAGATGTAGAGCCATTTGTGTCAAAATAGATGTAGCCATTACCCCACGGTAAATGTATTGAATATCCTCTTGATGCTCCGCCGCTTAATCCTGAACCCATAGGAAGTTTGAATGCGCCTTTACTCGTTAGAGAATCATTGGTGCAATAGAAAATAAAAGAAGCACCACTCGATGAATCTATTCCAAAACTGTTTGCGGCAGGGCCACTAGCCATAGCCGCATCAATAGAATCCGGTTGTTGGTATCCTCCTACGACTGGCCTTGTGTTGTATGTAGGTTCATCTGCCCAAGTGAAGTCTCTGCCATTTCCACTGATATCGTACCATGTTGTGCCAATACCAAAATTACTTTTCTTGTTGGAGGCATCTAGATTTAACTGCATACCGCTTTGTGGTATTCTAGGCCCACCTGCTACTCCCATTATTCCTCTTCCTCCTTATGCAATAACCTAGACTGAATCATAGCCTCTTCAAATGTCAATGGTGTAAAACTACTACCTTGCTCTAATGCTAGTAATGCGGCATCTTGTAGTTCTACGATTGGGTTTCCCTCTTCATCACAATACTTAGCAACACTACCACCGAGAATATTCTCCAATTGTGTCTTAGTGTAATCTACTCCATTTATTCTATATTTCATATTCCTACTCTCCTTCTAGTTGCATTGAAGTTCTGCAATACCTCTGCGGCTGATAGTGTCTTAGCGTATATCCTAGTGCAAAGCATACTACCTTGAAATCCATATCTAGAAGTTCCAGATGCATATCCTGCCATGAGTCTGTTTATCTGAGTTTGAGTATCTGCGGCTTGAACAGAGCCACCTAACAATTCACCATCCTTGTAGAAGGATATGTTCCTGCTAGTATCCGCAGTAAAAACAAGTTGATGCCAATCATCAGGGTCAGCACAATTTGTATTAGAACTATCTCTGTAGTAGTTTCCGTTGTTATCTCGATAGCGAGGATAGAATGTGGTACTACCTTGTTGCCAAATAAACCACGGACTTGTTGCTCCCCTACCTGCTAGACTCAGAAACGTATGTTCTGAATCAGAATCGGGTTTAGCCCAAAACTCACAAGACCAAGCATCTTGGTCTGCAAATAGAATATCATCATCTAAATCTATTCTATTATCAAAGTTAGAAGGGTCAGCAGAGTCGCCATCACTTTTACGAAATGTGACTCCTGTATTGATTGCCTTGACTGCACCAGTATCGGTTGGGAATGAGATATTCGCAGTTATACCATCACCATGCATACTTCTATCTGTTCTAGAGGAATGCGCTACTGAACCGATATCTCTCATACTTGCTAAATTGTCATCCGCATCTGTGCATTTGTCGTTACCTGCATCGAAGTTAAAGATGAGACTATCAGTAACTATGACTGGCCCACTGTAGAATCCCATTAGTATTCCACCACCATTTTCTCGACATCCTTCCTCTCAGCCTGTATGAAGTAGAAGCAGTCTATTGGAGTATCAGTCTGAGTTCCTACAAACACCTTGTTGTCCTCTATGTGGTCAACGTATATCTGTTGGAATCCCTTGTTGGGAGTCAGTTGCACTGTGATTGTATCCTCATCAACTAGACCTAGCCAGTAGTCAGGTAGTTCAATTACATCTCCCTCTAATCTACCTCTGATGTAAACACCGTGTTCCGGCCCCTCAAGAGAACCGTGATGCAATCTCTTTCCTTCTTTTGTTGGGTGTTCTATATCGAAAGACTTCGTAGTAGCCGTCAACGCACCGCTTACATCTAGACCAACAGAAAGTGTAGCAGAACCTCCACCCGTTGGAATCAACAGTCTTTGTTGTGTAGACATATTGACTGCGGTGTTATCACCTGCATTCGTGAATACCTTGAATCCATCATTGTTGAGAGTTGCGTATGTCCTAGTGTAGTTTCCAGTTTGTCCACCACTTAGCATCAATCCTCCCTTTCTGAAACCTGTGATATTATGATAAAAGTCATTATCAGTAGCACTTGTTTCTGAATCTGCGGGGAAGAAACGAATACCGGAGTATTGGTCATCACCATCACTTTCATCACGAATATGCAGTTTAGCATTTATAGTCGTAGTACCTATTCCTATGTCACCATCGCTATCAATCTTCATCCTCGTTGTTCCGGCGGTATTGAAATTCTGAATGTCAGTACCAAACGAAATGGTGTTGTTAGTATCGCCCATGTGGACAATCCCACTGGCTGTTGAAATGAATCCATCAACTTCTAATGGGAAAGCAGGTGTAGTAGTGCCTATTCCGACATCGCCATCAGCCTTGATAGTGAGATACGATGTGGATAAAGTTCCTGCTGAACCGGGTCTTAGGGTCACATCGCCGTGTGCGTTAGTCACATCCAATATGTTTGGCGAGCCTTGGAAATGAAGCCCTACATCGTAGTCAGTGCTACCATCAGCACTTGTCAATTTAATCATGTGGAAGTCCGTGTTTTGGTCTTCCACTAGGAATGTTCCATCAGTCCTTGTGTCTCCTTGAACGTGTAATTTTTCTAATGGGCTTGTTTCGTTTATTCCGACATTACCACCATTGAAGTAAGAGTTTCCACCTGCGTCTAATACGACCTTTGCCGTGTTATTGGTTGGTGAATATGTATTGTTTGCCCAAGCCGAAGTAGTCGAATAGAGTGTTAATATTCCATCTTGAGCCGCACCTGCACTTGTGCTTCCACCTGCCGCAAGAGACATAATCGGCTTATTACCATCAGCAGTCCCACCTAACCACCATTCTGAGAATCCATAGTTTCCAAAGATGTTCTTAACTCTCATACCTCCACCATCGCCCATGATGGTTTTCTGATAATTGGGGCCATTGTGGTCATTAGTTGCTTCTAGTCTAATTTGGAAACCCGGCCCTCCACCTTGTCCTGACCCATCATCACAGTCTACCTTGAATGCAGTTTGTCCGGTTAGTGTTGTAGCATCATTACCGGATAATGTCGAATGTACTGACAGTTTTGGCATAATGACGTTTAACGATTCAGTAGATGTAAAGTGGAACGAAGCACCAGAGCCATCCGATTGTGCGTCTGCGTGATTAAATCTCAACTCTCCCTTCTGTGCATAAGACGAATTACTAGAGTCACTAAATTGAATACCTGCGAATCCGGCATTGGTAGTGTTCTCAATCACAAGTGGGTGGTCACTAGCGGCTCTGATGTGTAATGCATCAGAAGGGCTTGTAGTTCCTATTCCAATACGATTGTTACCCGCATCCGAGAAGAAGTTTGTCGAACCATCGTCTGATTTAATTAGCACATCTACGTTTCTCTCAGAATTGTTGAATGTAATTTGGTTAGATGCAAGTCTCAGATTCTCTCTTGGAGTTCCCATCTCTTGCACGAAGAACTGCAAAGCGGCATTCTCAGTAGCATCAGTTTCATCTTCTATGAATGATTGAATCTCAGCATAAGTCACTTTCTGGTCAGCGTCATTTTCACCAGAGAACTTGATTGTTCCCATCGCTTCGCTAACAGCAGGGCCACTATCGTTCTTGTATAAGTCAAGAATAGGTGCTTCACCAGAAGTTGCTGATGATTCTATTAGTACGTTGTTCTTGAATGTCGTTGTAGCATCTTCTATCTTTACGCGGAGTGCGTTTTGTGTCTTGAGTTGTATCGGGGAAGCCGCATTTGCAGTAATGATGTCCAAGTTTGTTCCTTGTGTAAGGAATCTAACATCGAAGTCATCAGATGAATCATTCTTCATGTCTATGTAAGCACCCGAAGCCCCACCCATTTCTATACGACCATAGCCGCTTGCAGGAAGAATAGACAATTGGCCCGAAGGGTCATATTTTAGAGTAGATTCTACATCTATCGTTGAAGAACCACCATATGTCAAAAGACCATTAGCGGTTGAACCATTGAATGCTATTCCATCTCCTGCCGCCGCAGTAATGTCAGAAGTGTATGCTATTGTCTTTGCAGTACCCCAATCTGTAGCGGCTTGGTCTGCTTGATAATGGTAAATCTTCATCTCGGACTTGTCGAATGCTAGTAGGTTTGCATCTCCACCTGTTCCATCAGACCATGTATTCAATACAATTGCATCTTGGTAATTGCTACCAGAAGTAGAACCATCTTCCAATCCTTCCTTAGAAGTGAAAAATACGTTGAAGTCATTCGCATATGACAAATCTTCGGGAGCCAAATCTCTGTCATTAGCGGCATCTAATCCACCTGCTCTACCTGTGGTATTCTGATTTAACGTAGCAACTCTTGCGGCGGCTAGAGTTCCGCTTGAGATATTGCTTGCGTTTATTGCAGTTATTGCCGCACCTGAACCCTCAAGACTACCTGCTTTGAAGTTCTCAGAACCTATTGTCCATTCATCCTCGCTCTCATCCCAAAAGAATGACTTGTTTGTGGAGGTTCCTCTCTCAATTTCTATACCACCATCTTGCGAAGGTGTACCTGTTTCATCAGAGTTCAATGTGATTATGCTATCTCCAATGTTTACTGTGTTTGAGTTTACAGTCGTGGTAGTTCCAGATACGGTTAGGTTTCCACCTACTGTAAAGTTAGAAGCAGTTGAAATCGTAGTATCATCTGAGATTGTCATCGCAGTTGCTAGGGAGTTTAGTGTACTTCCGCTACTACCTGCATTTGCGACCTTGAAGATTATGTCTCCACCTGCGCCAGTTCCCTTACCTATGCCACCTTCAAAGATTAAGTCTCCACCTGCTATG